AGATGTATTCTATAGTCCCGAGGAAACATATGTTGCCGGGAAGTGGTTGCAACCCGGCACCTCTAGCTTATTTCCTACCGGGCTTAAGTTTGGCATACCTCACGGATATATGATAGAGGTTAAGAATCGATCGGGAGTAGCGTCGCGCCTCGGACTAATCGTTGGCGCCTGCGTAGTCGATTCTGGATATACCGGCGAGGTATTCGTTGATTTACATAACATCGGTAAAGAACCACAATTTGTTTCACCCGGAGACAAAATCGCCCAACTTGTAATGACTCCAGTGGTCCACTTTAATGCACAAGAATCGACGTCAGATAAGCTTTACTCTGAATCGATTACAATGAGTGATCGCAATGCAGGCGCCCTAGGGAGCACAGATGAATAGAACAACACAAAAAACAATGTTTAGCTCTGCCACCGGCAACTGGGCAACCCCACAAGACTTCTTTGATAAGTTAAACTGGCGCTTCGGACCATTTACCTTGGATCCCTGCGCGAGTACACATAATACAAAGTGTGCTAACTTCTTCACGGAAGCTGAAAATGGCTTGGACAAGAGTTGGGAAGGTTTTACTTCTTTTGTGAACCCACCGTATGGAAGAGGTATTGACAAGTGGATCGAGAAAGGCTATAATGAAGCTATGAAGAACGAAACAAAAGTTGTGATGCTTATCCCTGCTCGCACCGATACAAAGTATTGGCACAAGTATGTGATGAAGGCATCAGAGATACATTTCGTCAAGGGTCGCCTTAAATTTGGCGACAGTAAGAATTCCGCACCTTTTCCGTCTGCTGTTATAGTATTTGATGGCGCAGAAGAGCTGTGGAGAGTTGAAGGCATTAACAAATAAGGAGATATAATGACTGAAGATATTTTAAACGCAGCTATTCAAAAACTACGCGGAATGGCACTAGAACAATATGCGCTGATTAAAGATTTATACCATCAGCCGGCAAGCGACCAAACAGTTGGCTCTATAAGCAAGCATGCTATTAACTTGGCCCAACTTGAGGGCGCCATGATTACGCTGCAGCAGTATACGAAACCGTTGTCGGAACTTACCCCCACTGAAAAGTCGGTGATGGTCGGACCAGAACCTGAGCCAGAGGAGCCCCCTGAGACAAGGGTGATCACGGAAGAAGATTTAGCGGAACGCTCCGCTACCTTTCGAAAGTCAAAGGGTGTGAAATTTAAGCCGTCAGGTAAAAAGAAAGGTAAAACCAAGTGAATCGTAAACAGCGCCGTGCCGCAGCCAAGGAGGAACACCATGAAGATATCTCAGAAAAGCTCGCCATGTTTCAGAATTTACCTAGTGAGTGTTCAGCTTGTATTAGACCTTTTGACAGAAAGGACAAAGAGATGGCTCTTACTTGGAATGTCGTGGTCAGAGATACTGATACCGTCCGATTGTACTGCCCAAGATGCTGGGACACAGCACAGGCAGTAGTCAAACACTATGAACAGGAGGAAGAATAATGAGTGTAACAAGAATTTCAGAAGAAGGACTCAATCAGATTTTGAATAACCGTGTCCTGGCGCCCGTAACCTGCGTGATTAAATTTTATTCAAATAATTGCCATATGTGTCATTCGCTGCAGGAATATTATTTGGACATATCGAACCAATACGAGTTGGATCCCAAGATAGTTTTTTACGCATATAATGTAGATGATGATCCAGCTATTGAAAAGCGTCTTAAGTTTACTGGGGTACCCACTATCTTAGCGATAAACCCAAACCCTGACTTACCACCGCGTAAGCCGGCAAAGTTTGTGTCCATGCCAGAACCCAAAGATCCACATAAGAAGACTTGGTACAAAGTCCGGGACATAAAGAAGTTTATTGAAGAAGAGAGGATAAAGTGAATAGCAAGTACAACTTGGCATATGACGATGTATTGTTGCGCCCACAATATTCAGACATAAGGAGCAGATCGGAAATTGACATATCCTCAGACTTGGAGCGCGGCGTACTTCTTAAGCTGCCTATCTTTGCCTCTCCAATGGACACAGTATCTGAAGGAGCCATGGCAAACGCAATGGGATTTTGTGGCGCCAGCGCGATTCTTCATCGTTATAATACAATCGAGGGACAAGTGGACGAAGCAAACAAGGTCGCATCTCCACGTATGATTGGAGGCGCCATCGGTGTCTCCGGAGATTATTTAGAAAGAGCGCATGCGCTGGTAGAAACTGGCATAGATTTTTTGTGCGTCGATGTTGCTCACGGACACCACATAATGATGAAAGAAGCTCTACAAGCGCTAAGGCTTTTATTCGGCGACGAATACCACATTATGGCCGGAAATGTAGCAACTTTACAGGGTATCAATGACCTCGCCGACTGGGGCGCCAATAGCGTCCGGTGCAATATTGGCGGTGGTTCCATCTGCTCGACGAGAATCCAGACCGGTCACGGGTTACCTGGACTACAAACTATAATCGAATGCGCACAGACAGACAGGGATGTTAAAATTATTGCTGACGGTGGTATTAAAAATTCTGGTGACGTCGTCAAGGCGCTAGCCGCCGGCGCCGATGCCGTAATGGTAGGATCTTTACTCGCCGGCACAACAGAAACACCCGGTTCAATTAGTAAAGATAACCATGGTCAGGCTTGGAAAGAGTATCGCGGCATGGCTTCTAAGGAAGCTCAAATATCGTGGCGCGGAAAATACTCTTCGTTCGAAGGTGTAGCCAGCAGGGTGCCTTATCGCGGCTCAGTTAGGGTTGTGATGGAAGATATTGAGAGAGGCATCCGCTCTGGATTCTCATACTCAGGCGCCCGAAACCTGAGAGAACTACAAGCTAAAGCTAAGTTTCTGATACAAACAACTTCTGGGCTTTCCGAGAGTCGTACCCATATCACTACGAGGAACTGGTGATGCCACCCGAGATAGACTACGGCAAGCTAACAAAGCGGATCGTCTTTACTGAGAATGATCACAGGCACGCACAGTTGGTATTGAAACTAAAACACGATGGTATGAAACAATCACAGTTTTTTCGTTCAATAATTACTGCCTATCTTTCTGGAGACGAGAGGATACAATCATATATTGATGAAGTTAGTTCTTTGTCAAAAGATCGTAAAGCAAAGTCTAAAAAGCTGCGTACTTCTGGAGAGCAAAAAGTAAGAGACTTTGGGTTCACAGATGGCGAGATAGACAATATATTTGATCTGATAGAAGAGGAGCACCCAGAGTTATGAAAAAAGATGGACTTCGGCTATGCTCCCGAAAATGCATAGAATTAAAAACGGCATGCCCTAACGAAGAATGCCGAATGTGGATAGATTTTAAAAATGAGTACAACTGTACTTTAATATCTATTTACGAAAACGGACCAATGACCTTGCGTGAAATTGCTGAGCGCTCTGGTATATCATTTGCAAGAGTAAAACAGATAGAAACGAAGGCAGTTGGCAAGATTAAAAACACTAAAATTTTGAGTTGTTTTGAATTTTAGGGAACTATAAGCAACTGAACACTATTTATATTTGAGTTTTCGAAAACCTTAAGGGAGAATTTATAATGGCTCGTAAAAATTTATTAACAGAGAGCGAATTACGTCGCTTCATGACACTCGCTAGCATACGTCCGCTTGGCGAGAAGAAGATTCAGGAGATGGGATACGGCGGCAATGCCCCACCCGGTGCCCGTGATCCTGAAGAAATGGTGGACGATGAAGAAGAAATGGACATGGGTGATATGGGTGCTGAAGAAGCTCCTGTTGACGAACTACCCATGGACGATGAACCACCGATGGACGACGAGCCAGCAATGGACGCCGAACCAGAAGGTGACATGGAACTTTCTGATGATGAAGCACAGGCTATTATCGCCTTGGCCGACAAACTTCGCGCTGCCATGGGCGGTGAAGAAGGTGACGCTGAAATGGAGTTGGAACCAGAAGATGACCTCGAAGCGCCGGAAGGGGGTGATACCGAAATGGACACAATGGACGCTGAAGAGGAAGAAGACCCCATGTTAGAAGGCGAAAAAGATGATGATGATGAAGATGAAGAAGCTATCGTCGCTGAAGTTGCACGTCGTGTAGCTGCTCGCCTCAAAGCTGAAAGCAAAAAGGAAGTGATTGTCAACCAGCTTGCTGAAAGAATTATGAAGAGACTCTCAAAGTAATTTGACAAAAGATAACGAGCCTGTTATAATAATATTAACCATTAGTCACCTGACTAGTGGTTAATTTATTTGGAGGACGTATTGGGACATATTTGGTGGTTGTACCTGCTGGTTTTTGTATTTGGATACTTTACCTGCAAAACATTTTATCTCTTTAGAGAGGTGCGAGTAGGGCTTGTAATGCTTAAGTTATCGCACTATCTGAGTCTCTATACCTTGGTCAAAGGTATTGAAAGCTTAGAATATACAAAATCTATACGGATCGGCGAGATGCGCCGCACGGTAGAATCAGAAAGAAATATCAAGGCTTATCAATTAAATTTTGATGCGGATATAAAACTTTATAAAGATAAGTCAATCAGGGAGATAATTAATATACATCCCAAGTTTTATCACGATCTTTTTAAGTATGATGACTGGGAGTCCGCAATGCGCCTCTTGAATGAGGAGGGCATTGAATATATAAAACGTTTCAACAACAAAGAGGGAACTCAAAATGATTAAAGAGATTAAGGAAGTGATCAAGACCTTGATTAATAATGAGAAGAAAACAGAGAGTGAATCTCCTGAAGTCGCCGCCCAAAAGATAGTTGTCCTCGACCCCTCCGCTTTTGTGGAAGAGTTAGCGGATGAACCGGAGCCGATGAATACTATCGGACTATTCTGCGATGTGACTGAAGAGAAAGTGGCGGAGGTTATTCACGGGCTCCTGTACCTTGACCACTTGTACAGCGCAACTCCAGAAAAAAGAAAGCCAATCGATTTTTATGTATCGACATACGGTGGCTCAGCCGATGACATGTTTTCGTTGTACGATATTATGCGCAATATAAAGACTAATAACGAAATTCATACAATAGGTATGGGAAAAGTAATGTCGGCGGGAGTCTTGATATTGGCAGCAGGAACTCATGGTCAGCGAAAGATCGGAAAGAATTGTCGTGTTATGATCCACTCTGTCTTAGGTGCAAACCATGGATCACTACATAATATGATGAACGAAATGGAAGCGATTGAGCAATTGCAGGAAATGTACATCGACTGCTTATCTGCAGAGACCAAGATGTCGAAGTCACAAATCAAGAAAATGCTTGATCGGAAAGTAAATGTCTATTTAACTGCTGAAGAAGCTGTCGAATTGGGCATCGCTGACATAATTATCTAAGGAGAAGAGCATGTCTGAATTATCTGAGATTATAAAAGAAGAATACCTAAAGCAAATTAATAATTTCAATTTGTCCGTGTTGGTAGAGATGGTAGAAGAGGTGCTGTCATCGCAGACCAATGAAGAGGTCGAACCCCCACCGAACTTACCTGATGACGATGACGCGGTATTAGAGATGGTCTTAAAGATGATACCGAATATAGAGGTGTCAGAAATCGGATGGTCTGATGTACGCACTACTGATGAGGGTGTGGAGATTAAAGGCGCCCAAAGAACGTTGTTGGAGGATTATCTCAAGAACATTCAAGGATCTAATTTCACAGATAAAATTGCCAGTGTGTCCAACTTTTATGAGAATGGGCTATCCATGGTAACCGAATCCGCCGGCAGCGATCGCACGGCACGTATTGTACAGGCGATGTCCTATCTTGTATTCTATAAAACGCTCACAAAAGTTATCACAAATTTTAACGCGTCCTCTGCCGGATTCAGTTTCGAATCTTTCTTAGCGGCATTAGTTGACGGAGAGCAAATTCCAACTGGCAATAAGACGATCGCGGACTACGTGGATCGGTCATCTGGAGAAACCATACCCGTTAGTTTGAAGTTATACCGAGAGGGAGGTCTGGAAGTTGGTGGTAGTTATACCGATTTGGTTAACGATATGATCAACCCAAGTTATCCCACAGCTATCAATGGTGGTATGCGTTATGTTGTGTGCACAAAGATGCTCGAAGGTAAGGGTCTAGATATAGAAGGAAAGATTAACTTCTATCAGTTTGACTTTAACTTGGCTAATATCGGCGACATTCTTTTGAAATCTAAACACCCATATGTGATAAGAATGCCTCAGTCCGTTATAAGCGCGCTGGCTTCTGGTCAACAATCTGGCGCCGTCGAATTGCTTGGGCTATCCACGGCCGATAAAGTATTATCAGCCGAGGAGTTGACACCGTTATTCAACAAAGCGCTGTATGCTCAAATTGAGAGCCTTGCAGACGCAAACCCAGAGAATCTGATTAATCGGATAGATGACGAGGCTTTTAAGAAACTCACAGACGCCCTTAATTGGGAGAAGAATGATGATCTATTTAATGGGAAAAAGACACGCGGCTCTGTTACAATGAACAAAGCAAAAGTTGGCTCTTGGACCAGCGGCAACTACAGCAAAATACCCGAAATACACAGCTTACTCAAACAGGCAATTGTCGACGCCAACACTGCTGTCGTAAAATCTCAACAAGCTGCCGCTAAAAAGAGTGAAAGAAATCAGCAAATTGATGATATGGTCTCGAACCAGGAATTTCTTTCTGCTGAAGAGTCTGCCCGGCAATATAAGATGCTTGGGTCGGCACAGAAAAAGCAAGCCCTCTTAAGCAGTTATGGATACCTGAAGAGAATGCACTTTGCGTTGAACCAGACGCAATCCCTAAACAGCGGCGAACCAACAAATACAGAGTTTGTCGGCTCAATTATGGTCGGACGTGCTCAAGTCGGAAAGATTGTCGGAGATGTTAGAGAAGTTCTTAATGACGAAGTAACACAAATTTTCCAATCCCTCAAGATACTTTCGGACAGTCTCAACAGTTTCTTTGCCGGCGGTCTTGAAAATGATTCGCTTGCCAACACGTCAGTTAGCAACGCAAAGAATATTAGTTCAAAAGAAATTTTACAAACTGACGAATAGTGCTTGACATTATAGAGTTTCGGAGATATAATAAAGAATAACTAAGAGGTATCGATGTCGAGAGAATATTCTAACAATCAAACATTACAACAGAAGATTATCAAAGGGGTTAACACATTAGCCGATAATGTAGCTTCCACCCTAGGACCACGCGGTCGAAATGTTCTACTGCAAGAAAAGGGAAAATCTCCCTTCATTACGAAAGACGGAGTGACCGTTGCACAATTTGTCGCGCTCGAAGACCCATTTGAAAATGCTGGAGCCCAGATTATACGTCAAGCGGCTATTGAGACCAACAATGAGGCTGGCGACGGAACTACTACTTCTACTGTCTTGGCACGCGCCATACTTAGAGAGTCTCAAAGGTTCATTATATCAGGAGTCTCTCCGACGGAGCTACAACGAGGAATCGATCTAGCGACAAAAGAGGTAGTAAAGAATTTAGAAGAACTTGCTATCCCAGTCACAAGTATCAAAGATATTGAGCAGATCGGAACAATCTCAGCAAACAACGATCCAACGATCGGAAGACTAATTGCAACTGCGCTCGACAAGGTAGGGCAAGATGGCTCTATTACGATTGAGGAGTCGCGATCAACTGAGACTAGCTTGGATATTACCGAGGGCTTTCGATTTAACTCAGGATTTTGTGCTGGTGCATTCATCACAGATGACAGGCGGTCAACGATGTACCACGAAAATCCCCTCGTACTCGTCACGGACTACAAGATTTCAGCAGTAGAAGAAGTGCTACCTGTATTAGAGATGGTAGCACGCGAAAATAGACCCCTCATTATTGTAGCAGAAGAAGTTGAGGGACAGGCTCTGGCAGCATTGATCATGAATGCCGTACGCGGTAGCCTTAAGATTGCTGCTATCAAGGCACCTTATTACGGTGAAGAACGCCGAGATACTCTTGAAGATTTGGCGCTATCAACTGGGGCAACTTTCATCAACAGGGAAAGTGGCGTTAAACTTTCCGAGACGAGAATGTCCCACTTGGGATCTGCAAAAAGCGTCGAGAGCAATAAATATAATACAACTATCGTCGGAGGTGCTTGCGATCACACAGCGATAGAAACAAAGATCGAGTCCCTTAAGAACGAAATCAAGCAGACGGATTCCTTGTCGGTATGTGAGACGATCCAGTCCAGAGTGGTCCGACTATCCTCCGGGGTAGCAGTTATCCATGTTGGTGGGTCTACCGAGGTGGAAATGACCGAACGCAAACACAGGATTGAGGATGCACTAGAGGCAGTGAGATCCGCTCAAGAGGGCGGCATCGTCCCTGGTGGAGGCATCGCCCTCCTTAGAGCATCCCGTTCTTTGGTAGTAACAACGAACAGTAGCGAGCAAGCTCTCGGCGCATCCATCGTGAGGACAGCCTGCGAAGAACCTATCCGGCAGATGGCGTTAAACTCCGGCGAATCCCCCGATCTTATTGTCCAAGAGATTCTGTCCACTAAAGAAACAAACCGCGGCTGGAATTTTTTAACTAATGAAATTTCAGATATGGTTGACGCCGGCGTTATTGATCCTGTTAAGGTCACCAAGACCGCATTACAGAATGCGGCTAGCTGCGCCGGGACACTAATTACTACTAATTATGGTATTATACAAACGGAGGTAGAATAATATGCGACAGGGAGATTTAGTACATATTCCGCAAGATGTTAACTTGTGGAGTTCCACACCAGAGGGAACCATGAACGTAACCAAGACGGAGAAGCCTATCACTGGGGTATTTCTGCGAGAGGAGGCATCCAAGTCATTGTATCGCGTTTATGCCCAGGGTCGAGAAGCTACGGTTGAAAGAAGACACGTATACCCCATGGAGAATAACGATGGGATTGGTTAAACTTACAGAAGTGTGCCAAAATGGCGCCCTTACAACACAGCAAGATTATAGCTTAAGAGAAGTTTTTGTCAATCCCGAACATGTTATAATGATCCGGGAAGAAGCAAGAATGCGTCAGCTAAACGAGCAGGGGATGCTGCCCGCTGGGCTTGCAAATGAACACAGCTTTACAAAATTAACGATAAACCGCGGCCACACAGGAACAGAGATAGTTGTAGTGGGATCGCCGGATATTGTTGAGCAATCACTAAACCAGACAAAACAATTACTAAGAGGATAAGAATGTCACAAAGAGTTAATATACAATATTCAGTTAAAATCGAGGATTTAGAAGAAGAGGTACAAAGGCTAGCCGACAAAGCTTTTTCTCTTATTCGAGATTGCGCTGATAGTAACACCAGTCGAGCAATCACAACATTGTCGGTTGATTCACACAGTCAGATAGATCAGCTCAGGCTCAATCTATCTGATGTTGACGCTATCTTGGCTGATGTTAATATGATAATCAGCTCCTTTTTATCTTATAAATCTCAAGAGATGATGCAGAGTGTCCCGCGCGCCCCCAATCCGCTAGAGGCGGCAGCCGGCAGTGCGCCTGAGCTTTCCGAATTACAGGAAAAGATCTCTAATTTCAAGAACAAGTTAGCAGATACTGAAAGTAGTGACGAAAATGACGCTGATATTAGATAGAACCAAGAAAAATAACTGCGCATCAACTGTAAAAAAAATAATACCTGCCGGCTCTGTAATCAATTCTTATGCGTTTTATGATGGTAAGATAGAATTTTCGTTGGCCAATGATGAACGCTTTATAAGCGCGAACACTACGAGTCTTCCTGTATATACTTTTTGGAGATGCTTAATGTACGATCCAAGCAGGTTACATGCGATGGTATCCTCTGACTCCCTAAGATTCGATGGCGAAGCGATACTGGCAACGTTGCAGGATATGTGGCATAGCCATAGCAGTCCAATTATTACAGCTAGTTTATTTTTTATCATGAACAGATGTTCATCGAACGGTCTTGTATCTTCGGGAGAGCTGGACTTAAAACAACTGGCACCAACCGCGATCGCTAAATTGAAAACATTCTCTGTACCAGACAATTTTCATCTAAACTTATCTCCAGAGCATCCCATAAAACAAATTAAGAAATCAAACTCAGAAAGCTATAATTTGGTTTTGGGTGGTAGGTTCAATTATAACTTATTTGAGTATGGCAAGAGTGTGGCCATCGAACAGACTTCGATTAATCACAAAGAACTGATTAAATTGTGCAAAGATAAAAACATCAAAATTTTAATTACATATGATTACGACCAACGCGTATTGTCTGCATTTAAAAACAATAGGCTTATTATGGTAGATAAATATGGGGTAGAAACTGCCCACAAAGAAAGAGCAGAGGAGATCATCGTTGCCAACTTCTAACTTATTATTCGCATGCTGCTTGTTCGCCATTGGGCAAACACTCGGCTGGTTCCAGCTAAACTCGCAGTTTGTATGGGATTGGTGGAAAGATAAACCCCTCATCTCAGCAATTATGTTTTCAATACCCACTGGAATTTGTTTTTGGTATGGGGTTAAGATTGCATACGAAGAGATGGGTCAAATATGGGGACCAAGGTTTTTGATCTTTAGTATGTCTTATTTCACCTTCCCTCTATTGACTTACTACTTTTTAAATGAGAGCATGTTCACCACCAAGACAATGATTTGTGTGACACTCTCCTTCGCGATAGTTGGAATCCAACTATTTTGGAAGTAAGCGAATGAATACCATATACTTGTTTGATGTAGACGGCACGCTCACACCCGCAAAAAAAGACATAGACCCTAAGTTCGCTACGCAGTTTTTGAACTGGTCAAAGGCTCGAGAAGTATACATTGTGTCGGGCGGATCTTTTATAAGAATCTTGAATCAGGTAAAGCGCCCCATTCTTGATCAGGTGCAGGGAATATTTGCTTGCATGGGCAACGCATATTACAGGAATCACCGTAACAAGAGTGATGGTTATGGCGAGTGGATAAGGTTGTACGAGAATAGTTTTGATATCAAAAAGAAGGAAGACTTCTATGCAGCACTCGACTGGATCGTGAAAGACTCTCCGTTTCATATTAAGACCGGTCGCCACTATGAAGAGCGCGTCGGCATGATAAACTTTTCAATTGTGGGTAGAAACGCCACGATGGAACAACGAAAAGCCTATGAAGAATATGACGCAGAGTTTAAGGAACGAGAAAAGATAGTCAAGAAGCTCTCGAAAAAGTATAAAGGCATTGACTTTGTGATCGGCGGCGCGGTGAGTATAGATATATTTAACAAAGGTAATGATAAATCGCAAGTCATTGATAGAGTCTTGAAAGATAAGCTCAAAGACCACCGCATTGTGTTCGTGGGCGACAGGATACCCTTCCCCGGTAACGATCACTCTCTTGCAGTGCTGTTGAAGGAGCACAAGAATGGACATGCCGTCGAAGTCGAAAGCTGGAGAGACACCGCCAAGCTACTATCCACTGACCTTTTTGCCAGCGGTTAGTTGGAAACCTGACTATTTATTGTGTTGAGGTAAAAATATGCAAAAATCTACAGATATGTGGTTCCGTTATTTAAAAGAGGATCATACACTAACCGAAGGCTTACGAGATATTGGTCTTCCAGAATTCGTCACCGACTTTATCGAGTCGGCAATGCCGAAGGCTCCTGAAAAATCCAAGATGCTTATGGGCAATTTATGGAAGGCTGGCACCGAAACCCGCCGGCCGCTGACGGAACTACAATTTACTCTCGTTAACACTCTGATTAACGAGTACAGTGAGTATGTATATCCAGAAGGAGTGAAAGATGACGAAGGCAGACCTAGCGACGTCGGTGTACGCCAGCGGGATCCCGGTACTGTTGATGGAATGGTTCGTGAGCCATCAACTCGCAAAGCGTACGACGAAGAGAAGATTGAACAAGGCAAGCGCGTTAAATTTGTTATTCAGAATGTAAAGAACGGCGTAGCTAAACCTTTTGGTACATGGCGCAAGATGATAATGAAGGCAGTTAAAGCTCTGAGCAAAGCCGGCATCCCCTCCGAAAAGGTCGAGACGACAAAAGAAGATTTAAACAACATGCTTCAATCTCGCTTCCGTAACTTCTGGAACAAATACGACACAATCGCTGTATTTTTGAACGAGGATCCCAGTAACTATGAGTTAGCGAAGGACGCGAAGCTTCACGATGGCTCCGGCTTTGATATAGAGGAGTTGTCTACAATAGCAACCTCGTATCTTGAGAACAAAGAAGACCCAGACGGGGTTATGCACACGTTTGATGATGGCTCGTATTGGTATAACTTGCAGGTGTCTAACTGCTCCGTAGAGGGTGAACGAATGGGACACTGCGGCAGCGACACTCGCGGCGTCCTCGTCTCGCTCCGCAAGAGGAAAGAAAAGCGCAAAGAATCTTCATCTTATGTCACAATGACTTGGGACGGTGAGACGCTCTATCAAATCAAGGGTCGGAACAACGACGCACCACCGGAAGAGGTCTGGGAGCATATTGCATGGTTCATCGACAATATGCAGATCGACACCGTTGAGGAAAACGGCGAACATTCAAACGATGTCGATGGTTTTGTTGAAATGAATGATTGGCTAGCGCGTAATACAAGCGCTAGCTTCAGCGGCAATCTCGAAGAGATCGTAGAAATGGTCCAAGACAACGTCACCACTATTGAATCGACATTCTACGACACCCGGTCCGAAAACGAGAACACTTCAATTGGCTGTGATGTACAGACTGGCGAGGACTTCGGAGGCGATGCCCGAAGTATATACTTAAGCATGAGTGGCGAAGTAAGCTTCCAAATCAACCTTGGCTGGAAAGGATTTGAACTCAGAAACAACGAATTCACCCCCACCCTTGGTCCGGACGACACCACCCGAGACGAAAACCTTGAAACGATCCCAGAGAACACATGGGGTGGCGGGGCAAGAGATTTCGTCAACGAGATCAATCTTGACGACCTGAGCTACGAAATGCCCGGTGAGGATCCCGAGATCGAGTACGAAGTCGAAATGCTTATTCACGCAGATCCTAACTGGGAGACAGGCATGCCTGACTCAACCCCAACCGCGCACCTTATAATAAGGATCCGCAGCGACCAAACCGGTGACTCCGATATCGATGATCCAGGTGAGGTCTATGAATACCAAAGCTTTGCCGATGGGATGTTAGAATTTGACCATGGTTTTGATGAGTACTCGGAGAGGCTTCGCAGGTCGCTCGTTGAAGGTAATTATATGTCAAAGAATTCCTACGATCGTGCCGAAGAAGGTTTAGCTGAGATGCAGCTACAAAACTTTAAGGTATTCAAAGACGACTCAGGCGTTGAGTTCTGGTTTACACCACCAACCGAAGCTGATGGGAACTTAATCATCACCGATGTAACGATTCCAGTTGACGTTAAACAATATGTGAGTGATTCCGACGACAATATCGGACACACCGAAAAATTGTTTGGTGACATGTTTGGGTCCCGCTTTGGACTTGCTCATCAAAAGCAAATATCGACAGAGCACCTCAACGTCCGGATGGCGGCGCATATCCAGACTGCGTATAGAAAGTCAATGCAGCTCGATCCTAAACAACTTTCGTTAGGCTTCGGATCAAAATATAGCCGCGTCGACCCACGATTAGTGTTAGCTAAAGATTCGCGATTCGCCATCGTGCCACAAATAAGTCGCAATCGGCAGTACCCAAACAGATACGCCGATATGGGAATCGCGTGGAAGTATACTATTGGTATAAGCTCTAAATCTCCCGAAGGAGAGGTTGATATAATTAAAAATGTCATACAGGTCTTGGACGAGAACCCACAGTTGATCATAAGTGCCGCCAACGAAATTATAGAGATCGCCCTTGAACCACAGATCGAAAAAGCCGAGAAGAGAAAGGACAAAGTTTTAAGCAACCAAGAATTTGCTAAAGCAATCCAGCAGATCAAGTCGATCCACTCTGCTAATGCAGACACAGGCAACCCAGAAGCGGAAAAAGTAATCTTATTCACCTTATGGTTTGAGAACAATATCGAAAGGATGAATGAAGTCCAAAGATACGTTATGTGGAAGTATTGGTTGAACCCATTGGTTGATCGCCGGTTTAGAATGTTCGGAGAAAATTCCGGCATCGAATTAGATGACAAAGCAAATCTTGGCAAGCCCCGGATGTTTGATGACAAGGTGTTCAACCACACGCAAAAGCTTGGAGCAGCACCAGGTCAATCAACCGCCGCGACATCGTTAAACGAATCACCCGAAGAACAGATCGCGAGGATAGAAAGAATGCTTGAAGAAGCCGATGAACAATATGATCTGCGTCTTTATGCTATAAAATTGGGTGTCACCGTCTCTAAAGAATTTGGCGGCACCGAGTCCGAAACAGCAACCGAGATACGCGGAATCCCCGGCGTCACAACTGTACGACCAATCGCAGACAAGAAGAGGGATATAACGGCACAATCGGAATATGTGCTTTACGATATTAAGTTTGGACTACTCGGTGCAAAATCCCGGGTTGAATATCGAGACCAAGTGTTGTTACCCGCACTCCGTCTGATTAAGGGACTTAAAGTTTTAACGGTGTCTTCGATGCATCGCACCAACAGGCAAGGCACGATTCGTACGGTACGGGAAACCAAGGTAATGCAAGAATACCTCGCTGAACAGGCGGGAGGCTTTGGCGGATTGGCAGGAGCGTTAGGCTCGCAGAGAAGTAACATCAGCAACCGCCGCACCACACCACGCCCACCCGTTCAATCAATGATTGACGATTGGGCGGAAGGCGGCGTTATGGCATATGACGCTCCCACTGACTCAACTGATATGAGATACCACACTATGATGGCGGTCGAAGATCTTCTTCCATATATGTCCAGAGTATACCGAGGGAACAAGATGGACTTTGACGGAAGATATAAAAACTTTATTAGGACTGGTGCAACTCACCCTGTGTACCTCGCAATAGGACAAAACGGCCGCGCCAAAGTGACAGGTAGTGAAGACCTTATCTGGTTTGCCAAGAAATCAGGGTTAGCAGAACTCCCTGTTTTCTTGAGTTTCCAAAAGCAGGTATAAAGTGTTCGCGCGCTTAAAGAGCAGCTTGGGTAGAATTGTGTCCGCTGTTACTTTAGTCTCTTTATTAGTTGGGCTGGCGTTGGCTTCTTCGTTTAAACATGCTCAGTTGTCAAGCGTGAGCGAGATACAATCCCCCAACAATGTTTCAGAATTATTAGAACGTCGTGCGTCATTGGCAATTAGAAAGTCAAGAAACAGTGCAGTAAACGTTATGTCTATTTCTGAAGAAGGTACAGTTTCTTCTTCATCAGGCACGTACTTCACCATAGATGAACAATATTATATTATAACAGTTAGCCATGGCATCGTTGGAGAATGTTCCTCGATTAGAGTAGTGACAGATAGTGGTATGTTTGAGTGTATTGAAATTAAAATCCTTGACAGGCGAATCGATTATGCTATAATACAAGTAGACAGGATCCCAGGGAGGATTGCAGTTAAGATACCCGCCGATTACCCGAGAGCAAATGATTGGCACAGCCATCTATCGATCCAGCGAGGCACGTACTATACCGGATATCCCAACGGGCAGGGTCCGTTAACTTTTGCTGGAGAGATCAGCGGGCATGATAGCAGTGAGAACGTATACGTACATTCTTTTGCTTGGCCCGGGTCGTCCGGGTCAGGAGTGTTCAGCGATTCAGGAAAACTGATTGGGATAATTGTCGCGATCAGCGTAGGATCAACAGAATTTGGAATTGATGTTTTAGAAGATATTGTAATAGTTATTCCGCTGTACAAGATTGACTGGGATATGTTATAATAGGAGGAAAAGAAATGGCTAAAACGAAAGGACCACTTTGCTATGCACCACTGGTGCAGAAAATACAAAGCATGGACAAAGCAATAAAGGATATGAAGATGAAAATAGATAAACTAAAAACTGTTTTTTGCACAGAGGAAGAAGAGATTTGCCCTGATGAGATGGACTCTGAAATTGCAATGATGGAATTGATGAAAGACATTTGCGTGGAAGCACTCGCAGAAGAAGAACCAGAGGGTGACGCATGAAAGCGACCAAGAGCATAGTAGAGTTGTCGACAGAACCAGAAGATCTGAAGCCGAAGAAACCTAGCAATAGGGCGCCCGAAGGGATCAGGACTTTCACAGTATGCCGGCAGAGCGATGAGACAGGGATCTCTGGCGAGGGTGTTGTCATTGAGGGCGCCACATTCGCTACTGGTCATACGGTTATTCACTGGCTGACTCCGGCGCCAAGAGGATCCATCGCGTTCTTCGATGCGTTTGATGATTTTTTGAAGATACATATTAAATCACATCCAACAAACAAAACGATCATCACCTTTGAAGATGGCGAACAGACCATGTATGATGGTGGGTAGATTTAACTTTTATAAGGACTAATTATAACATGGACAAATGGTTTAGAATATTAAGAGAAGAAAGAACATCTATTGACGCCACCAGCGCCGGCACAGCACCGGAAGAAGATGTAGAGATTGAAGAATCTAAGAACCCTTCTTTCCTGAAGCGCGTACGCGCATATACCAAAGATCGTGATGAATTACTGAACGTTGGTGGCCAGAAAAATACTCCACCTTACACTCAAAAGATGGGCTCCCATGTTACCTTTGATAAGCAGACTGGGAATCTTGGTGAGGAAATAGAGTCTGAATCATTTGAGAAACAACCTGAGCTAGAGCCACACTTCTGGGAGAACAAGAAACTAGACAAGAAGGTAGCTCGGCGCCTAAAAAGAATAGCAGAAGACTTCGCCGAGGGTCTTGAAGTACCGGCAGAAATGATTGACCTGAGATTCACCGGTAGCCTCGCCAACTATAACTGGTCTATGTACTCGGATATAGACTTACACTTGGTCGTGGACTTCGCAAAAATTGATTCAGATACAGAGCTGGTAAAAGCATTTTTTGACGCAGCACGCATGCGCTGGAACGAATTGCACACCATTCGAATATTCGGTTACGAGGTAGAGGTTTATGTGGAAAACGTTGGAGATGCACATAGATCTTCCGGCGTATATTCTATATTTGAAGATACATGGGCTATCGAACCTGACCCCACGGATGTACATTTTGATTTTGCTTTGGCGCGCGCTAAGAGTGACGATACGTTAACCCAAATAAGTATGATCGAGAAGTTCGCAGAGAAGAAGCCCCGCTCGGCACTCGCCGCAATCAAAAGGCTTAAGATGAAGATCCGATCGATGAGAAGAGCAGGATTAGATAGTCCAGAGCAGGAATACTCCGCTGAAAACATTGCTTTTAAAATTCTCCGTAGAGAAGAAGCTCTGCAAAGGCTAAACGACTTGAAATACAACGCATACGACAATGTAATGAGCATGGAGCTTGGATGAAATTTGTAGAAATTCTAGAAGGCGCCAAAGTTTTTCCTGGCGAGTATATCCTGCACGTACCCACAAATCAAGTTGTCCTTTGTGGTGCTTTCAGCCCGGACTCCGGCGACATTCGTGCTATGGCAAGAGGTAAGATGTTTTCCGATAAGATTGTCAACTTCAAAAAGATAAGTATGTCGAAAGAAGAGAGAACCAAATCTAGAAAATCCCAAAGATGCGGAAGTTGTAAAAAGAAATGAATAAGCAAGTAAAGACAGTGAAGGATTTTTGTATGATACAGTTGCAAATTCTGCAAGATAGAAAAGAAACTTTAAGAAAGGAGTTACTAAACTGTAAGATTCAGGAAGAGTTCTTAACTAAAACCATTCAAGATTTGGGCGGTAACAGTGAACTCCAGAGGTAACATCTTATTGGTGGGTCCGCTATCTGAAGCTACCGAGAAAGTGGAAGAGATTGCGTCGGGTCTATTTACTTCTCTTATGATGCTAGAATCAATGGAGCGTTTAGAAGCTGCTGAGCAAGAATATAAGACAGCCTGTAATAGCGACAATCCACAAGCAGTCATAGAGAAAGAACTTCAACTGAAGGCGTGTGAGACTACTGTGCAAATAACAGTTGCGATGCTGGACAACGGCGAGGGAGTGTCACAGTGACTAACATTTATATTTATTGCTTATTTGACACAACGAGAGCAGAATTGTTCAAGGGGGTATATTCCTCAATAAAAGCGGTACATCGCGATGCCCTTAAACTAGCTAATAGGGGTCAGACCCAAGTTATAATGTTCTATGAAGGAAAAAAGACGGAACCTACCGTGTCCAATCTAAGAAACACCTTCAAGGGTAAGTGTGATTTGCATGTAGATTATCGGACAAACCGTTCAGTAGTTACAATATATAAAACAAAGTTAAAAGAATGATTTATATAGTGTACGGTATCACGGATTGCCCAGCGTGCTTGCGCGCCTGCGCAGATTTGTTAGAGTATTACCCAGAAAAGGAATATGTTTTTGTTGAAACGGACTTCTCCAAAACATATAGGAGCCGGCTCAAAGAGCAATATAATTGGCCCACTTTTCCTATTGTTATTCAGCAGTCTGAACATGAAACTATCGTTATTGGTGGCTACGATCAACTTAAAGACCACTTAGCTATCCCGGACGCCATATAGCTACATAGTTATTATGTGGATAGATTCTCTAAAGGTGACTTAGTGCGTTGGATAATAGGACATGCGACGTTTGCTGCCTACCCCGATAAGTTAGTGGGCGCCGATCCCATTTATAAATATGGGATTGTGATGCAAATATCTCCCGTGAGAGAGTCCGCCATAGTGGTTCACTCCTGCGGGTTTGATCCTGATTACCGTTTAATAATATTAGACGGGGCAGAAGATGATATTGAAATTTTAAGTAAAGGGGGAGCGAGCTATGGCTAGTTTATATTTTGGTGGCGAAAAAGCAGAGAAGAGTGATGCTAAGAAAAACTTAATGCAGCATGCCGCTAGCGTGTTTGACGGCCGATTTACCGTTTGCTTTGACTCAGACGATGGTGGAAATCATATTGTATTGGTTTTAGAAGTCGCCGATCCTTCCGATAACCTTGACCCATTTTTAACTCAAACGCTTCATTCAGCAAAGTGGATGGGGTGGCGTTACATAATTTTGAAAGTGCCGGCGGGCTACATCGACGCAATCTTAGAAGCTCCGAAACGAGATGACTACTGACATTTCCTTGACAACTACACTGTTGCATTAAGCCCAACTCAATGCTATACTATATATTATACGGAGGTTATATGCCAAAAGTCAATGTAGGAGATTTAGTATGCTTGTATCGAAGAAAGAATAAGGGGCTTGGTATCGTCATAGAAAAGATCGAGGATGCTTCAGAAGAAGCGGGACTCGACGTGCCTCTTTCTGAAGTGATCACTACCCTGACTTCAATGAAGAGATACGGGGATAGAATAAAATACCGAGACGAGCTAATGGACCGCTGCAATAATCCTAAAGCTGCGAAAGTGTTCTTTACGTACAATGGCCATGGCTGGTGCAAGAAGCCAAAATATAAGTTCGCACGTATACGATGGTTCAAGAAACCCTCGGCATACGAATCAATGTCTAAAGAGGAAGAAAATTGGTGCCCGGAAGATTGGTTGAAGAAAGTATGATGACATCTTCTTGACAGAAAAGGTGTAGAAAGTGGTTGACATTCGGCGCCGGTAGTGGTATTATAGTAGAGTAGTAAGAGGGACCGTGGTGGAATTGGTAGACACAAGAGACTTAAAATCTCTCGCTCGATCGAGCATGCGGGTTCGATTCCCGCCGGTCCTACCATTTAAATTAACAAAGGAAGTATTATGAAAGCGGGGCAAGTAAAAGCATGGTTGGATCAAGGTCCAGCGGTGTTGCTAGATGAGTGCGAGGTCGAGGGTGAGTGTATTGCGCTCGATGAGGTCGACGACGTAGTTCAGACCACTGAGCGCGGCTGGGTGATTCACCTGCTGGAGACTGGTGAGCTACTGACAGTCCACGAAGAGACTTTACACAATGGTGAAATGGATGTCTGATTACGATGCGATTGGTATTGCAGAAGGATTTATTGCCCATGATCGCCCATCCCAGTATTATGAAGCATGGCAGCACTTGATCGATTCAGGACTTGCTTGGACGTTACAAGGTTGGTTTGGTCGCCACGCGATGAGTTTGATTGAAGAAGGATTGTGTCAGTCCCCGAAGAAAATCAAGGCGCCCACAGAATAATGCAATAAACGGGTCCATAGCTCAACTGGTAGAGCATCGGACTTTTAATCCGCAGGTTCCGGGTTCGAGTCCCGGTGGACCCACCATTTTACCCCATAGGGCATTTAGCTCAGTTGGTCAGAGCACCCCGCTCATAACGGGATGGTCCTCGGTTCAAGCCCGAGAATGCCCACCATTTTAACAGGAGAGAATACAAGATATGAAATTACTAACAACATTCGTTCTAATCGGAACGATAGACTCCACCGATGATTTTTTGGCAACGGTTGAAATCAACACGAATCCAAGTACCAATCAAATAGGACACGCAGTGCTACCCCTCACCGCGTTTCCGTGCGAGATCAAAGAAGGGGATACTTTTTACATTTTAAAGTTGACAAAAGAATCTATTCCTGTTATTATATGTAAAGAGATTGAGGAAGAATTAAAATCAAATGATGGAGAATAATATAATGATTTACACAGCAATCTACCAAGGTGCTCAGGGACAGCTATACCGGACTCGATATACTGGCGTGATGGATAGGAAAGATGCATGGCTCACTGCTATGCGTTTGGCTGCCAGTGCCGGTGAATGTTTGATTGCCCTTGTGTCTGGTGACCATCCAGTTTATTTTTACGAAGACTTCGTCGAAGATAACGCCGCTCGCGGGAATAGGACACTCATGCAGAATCACGATCTCTTTGAGATAGCATGAGCTATACACCCTTAGCTCAGCTGGATAGAGCATCGGCCTTCTAAGCCGAGGGTCGTTGGTTCGAATCCAACAGGGTGTACCATCTACATTCCCGTTTAGCTCAGTTGGTTAGAGCATCTGACTGTTAATCAGAGGGTCGAAAGTTCGAGTCTTTCAACGGGAGC